CAGGATCATCTCCCTAGGAGCTGCTCTTGGGCCGCACTCGGGTCCAGAGGTGAAGGACCCGGCGATGCAGATGACTGAGACTTTGCCGCTCGTCACCGCCAATGACGGTTCCGGATACACCATCGCGACGGTAGACGCGAAGGCCGGACCGGGTGAAGCGGCACATGCAACGCTCGCCGGAGATGTTCGCACGGCCGAAGACGGACCGTGGTCGCACGAACTCACGGCGCGCAAACGGTACCTCCCCAAATTAAAACTTTTACGAGAGGCGTGTCCCGAGAAGACGGATGCCGAAGTGCAACTTCTAGTGGACAAAGCCAAGGCGGGGACGCTGTCAACGCATGACTCCGAGCTGATACGTACGCGCATGACCAAATTGCGCAAGAAGTATCTGGACGCGATGGAGACACCGGCAGGCAAATGTCCGCAATCGCTCACGAATGCCATGGTGAAGGAGATCCTTGGCGCCAAGACCGAGACTTGGAATTTCGTGTCGAAGGACAAGCCAACCGGGGCTGACGGCGGCAGTTCCGCCACCCACCGGTACACGGAGTTGAAAGCCAACGACGCGGACAAGGTGCGCCGCAAGAAGGGGGCACACCGTAAGCCGGGGTGGTACAAAGTCACTCGTAGATATGAGCATGTCCAGCGGTGGATGAGCAAGAACGGCGAGCTAGTGGATAGCGTAGCAGAGTTCCTGCCGAGAAAGTTCACCCTGGAGGAGCGGAAGAGGTTCGTCGCCGAGGTGTCGGACCTGTACCTAGATGCCCGTCTCAAGAAGTTCGAGGTGTTCCAGAAGGAGGAGTTCGCCGCGAAGCATATGGACGAGGTCAAGGGCCGCTTCATCATCAGCTCCTCGCAGATGACGATCGCCATGGGTGTCGTCGCCGCCTGCGTCGAGGATTGCATAATTCGCTGTCTTGGTACCTACACGTCCAAGAAGATGTCGCGTGATCATACGGTGCGCCAGCACATCGCTTATGCCCAAGGCCTGCTCAAGAACGGAGACGGGAAGGCCGGCATGTGCGCTGCCACCGATGACTTCAGCAGCATGGACGCATCCGAGTACGGACACATTGAATGGGAGGTCAAACACTTGCTACGGCCAGTGGCGGAAATCTTCGCGGAAAGGCTCGACGCTCGTCTGAGCCATGCGACGCAGGCTTGCGACCGGAAGTCTCAGAGGAACAACCGGGTTAAAATGCGGAAGCAGCCCGGCTATCTGGTCATCGACTTCCTGCGTCAACGTTTCTCCGGGGACC